CGTGAGCGGAATGCCCATGTGCGTCACCGGATCGACACCCACGGTCGTGCCGGTCGGGACCGTGCCCGTCGCCGTTTCGTAGTGCCGCTCGTTCGCCTGCATCTGCGCCGAGGCCAGCGTGCCGATCAGGCCGCTGTCAGCGCCGTGCATCGACGCGTTCGCGTACGTGTTGGTGTTCTGGATGCCAGCCAACGAGTTGTTGAATGCGTCCGCACCTTGCCCCGAGGTCGCGCCTTGGTTGTTCGGTCCCATGACCGCGCCCAAGATATTGCCGATCGCACGACCGCGCGTGGCGCGGTCGAAAATGTCGCTGCCGCCGTTGATGTAATCAATCGCGTCGCGCATGAAGCCGTGCGCGCGCTGTGCCTGTGCGTCGAAGCCGGCGCTGATCGCGGCCTGCGGGTCGCGAATGCCTGCGGGCATCGCATAGCCCCCAGCAGCGGCGGTAGCGGCGGGGGGCGGGTTCGCCAGACGATCCGCCAGTGCCGGGGAGGGCTGGCCGCCGTCCGCGCCGACGCCCGCGCGCGCGAGGCGTTCAGGCGTGTACTGCGGCGCGGCGGGCGCGGCGGCAGCGGCCGGGGCCGGCTTTGCAGCGGCGGGCGCGGCGGCGGTAGCGGGCGCAGGCGCGGCGGCTTGCGCGGCCTTCGCCTCCGACGCGTTGAGGCGATCCGAGTACGGCGTGAGGCTCGACGAGCTACCACCGAACGCTTCCTCGGGGATGTACGGAATGCCCGCGCCGAACGCATTGGGCACGCGCAGCATTGTGTTGCCGACACCCATCACCGCGCGCGCCGGCATCGCGATCAAGTCCGCAGCTGCGGCACCCATATGCGCGACACCGCTAGCCATCGGGTTCACCACGTTGCCCATGATCGCGGCGCGGTCGCTCGCGGACTGCGCGGCGGCGGCCGGCGACTGCGGCGGGAGCAGCGAGGGTGCGGACTGCGCGGCAGCGTAATACGCCTTGTCCGCAGGCGTCGCGACGTTCGTCGGGCCGAAAGCGGGCGCGGCGGACGGAGCCGGGCCAACGGCCGGGGCAGGAGCCGGAGCCGGGGCGGCGGGAGCCGGAGCGGGAGCGGGCGGAATGCCGCCGACACCACCGAACGAGTTGGGGGCCACGCCCGCGTCGCGCGGCAGCTGCATGTTCCGCAGCATCATCGTCATGTTCGGGTCGACGGCCGGCGCGACGAACGGCGGCCGGGCCGGGCCGGGGGCGGGAGTAGGCGAGAACGCCTGCGGCGCGAGCGCGCTCGCGCCAGTCGGCAACATGTGCGGAACGCCCGAGGCGTCGGGGTACATGGGCAGGTTCTGATTAGCCATGTCGGTGTCCTTAATTCGAATAGTTGTGGTTCGTCACGTCGGCGGTCGAGTTGCTGCTGCTCGTGCTGTCCACCGTGCTGCTGCTGGTGCTCGTGCTGTCGACCGTGCTCGTGCTCTTGCTCGTCGAATTCGACGTGCTGTTCGAAGTCACATTGCTCACCGAGTCGTTGAACGAGTTGCTGACGTTGAAGCCCACGCCGTAGCTCGTGTGATCGCCGATCTGACCGGAGAGGTTCACCGACGAGAGCGAGGACGCGGCCAGCTGCGCGGCCACCTGTGCGCCGCCCTTGACGGACTCGATCAGATAGTTGATCTGCTGCAGCAGCGTCTGCACGTTCGCCTTCGCCGCCTCGATCCGCACATCGGCGGTCGCCTTGGAAATGTCGGTGTCCGCGCGCATCACGGCCACTTCACTGTCGATGCGGGACTGCTCGCCGCGCACCTGCGCGCTGAACACATCCGTGTTCGCCGAGTACGCTTTCACGAGCGCGCCGATGCGCTCAGTCTCCGCGCTCACCGACGTGCGGTACGCATCGGTCAACGACTTGAACACGTCGAGCGGCACCTCTTGCCCGACCTTGATCTCGATGTTCTTCTGCGCGACCAGCGCATCCACCGCCGTCTTGAACCCGTTCACGCGCTGCCCGTAGGCGCTCGCCTGAATGTTGTAGATGTCGGCCTTCGACACCTCGGCCTTGACGCGCGTCGCGTACATGTCGTACTCGGCGGCCTTGGCGCGCACGGTCTCGGCGTAGGCTCCGACCATGGCCGAATAGCCCTCGATCGCCGTCTTGTTGACGGTCGCCTCGGTGTTCGCCGCCTCGACGCGCGCACGGAACATGTCGACCAGCGACTGCGCGGCGGTGATGCGCGCGCGGTATGTGTCAACCGCTTGCATGTTGAGGTCGCCGATCAGCTTCTGGCCTTCCAACTCGGCCTTGTAGACATCGAGCTTAGACAGTTCGGCCTGCAGCGAAGCCTTGAACGCCTCGACGCGCGCGGCGAACGCCTGAATGTCGGCGCTGTAACGCGCGACGGTCTCGCGATAGATGTCGATGCCGATCTGCTGCACGTACTTCGCGGTCTCGAACGAGCGCTGGGCGATCTGGCTGTTGTAGTTGATCAGCCCTTCCTCGACCTTCCATGCGGTGTCGAAAGCGTACTTGCGGTTGCTCTGCTCCAGATCGGCCTGCTTCACCATCACGTCGCGCGACTGATCCACCAGCGTCGATTGCGAGTCCTGCAGGCCCTGCGCGATCTCAAGCGCGAGCGCGCCCGGCGGCTTCGTGAAGCCGAGCCGCGCGAAACTGCGCATTGCCTCGGCCACCTTGCGGCCCGATGCCGTGATCTCGCGGTCGCGGCCACGATTCCAGATCGCCGCCTCCACGTCGGGGGAGAGACCCGTCGACGCGCCATTCACCCACGCGTTGAGCGTTGAGCGAAGGTCGGTCAGCAGGCCGGACGTGTACGCCTGCTCGCTGAAACTGAAAATGTAATCGGGCGCGAGCGGCGAGTCCGGCGTGACAGCGGTGAAAGTGGGCAGCGCGAGCAGCGGCGCGGCCGGCACCGAGATACCCATGAGGCTCGGCACATCCGGCAGCACGATGTCCGGCGCGTCCGGCACCACCACGCCGTTGAGCGTCGGCGCGACCGGCGCGTTAGCGTTGAGCGCATCCGGCACCGCGAACGAGAGGTCGATCGGCACCATCTGGTCGGTGAACTCGGGCGCGTTGCCCGGCGTGATCCCCGTGACCGCCGTGAGGGTCGGCGTGGCCGGCGCGGCCGGCAGATTCATCGTGAGGTCGCCGGGCGCGGTGGGCGCAACCGGCATGATGAACTGATCCACCTGCGCACCCACGGCCGGGAGCGTCCCGTCCACCGTGGGCAGCTGGCCCAGCTGCGCCGCCGCAACTTCGAGTTGCTGCAGAAAGCCGAGCGCTTCAGTAAATGCGGTGCCCGCGTACTGTTGCGCGTTGGCGAAACCCTGTGTGACTAGCGCGGACGCGCCATTTGACGGCGGGGCCGGGATAGCAAGCTCGTCGCTCATTCATCGGACTCCTAAAGGATACCGAATGATACGCGAGCCGGGGATAACGTTACAGACTTACTTGCAATTGCGGAATGTCGTAGCGGCCGATCTGCCACTGGAACGGGTCGATCGAGCCGTCCACCGCGCAGTCGACATCGCCGATCGGCATCGACGGGTTCCCGTTGGCCGGCGAGTACATGCCGACGCGCCCGAGTTGCGCACGCCACGCGGGGGTATGCTGCCCAGTCCAGTAGTGCGCCGCCATGCCGCGCGGCCCCGCCGGGTTGAGCGGGTTGGTGTTGCCCCCCGTGGCGTACTGCATGAAAATCGGGCTGCCCATGGTGCCGCGCGTGCCGTCCCACGGCAGCGCGTAGGTGATCAGGATCGAGCCGTTGATGAACTGCTGCGGGTAGAACATCGACGAGTCTTTCGTCGGCGGCTGACTGAATTCGAGCTTGAACGGGGAGACCGCCGCCCCGGTCGACCGGATCGTGCCGTTGTAAATCCACGCGCCGCTCGCGTCGTTCAGGACGATCGCCACGGCATCGGTCACGAGGTCGTGCAGCACAGAGCGCGGCGTACCGCCGAACACGAGCGGCGTCCATGAGCCGTTCTGAAGGACGAAACCGCCCGTCGCGGTGATCGCGTACGCCAAGCCCTTGCGCGTTACCACGACATCGAGCGTGCCGGTCGGCGGGGTAGGCGGCCCGCTGCCGCCGATCGTTACGGGGTACGGCACGCCGTCAATCCCCAAGATCGCGTCACCCGCCGGGGTGATCGTCGCCCACTGATCGAAACGGTTGGTTGTCGCGAACCGACCGAACCGCGTGTCCAGCACCCCGGTCGATGACGCGATGCCCAGCCCCTTCCACACGATCGACTTCGAGACCGTGCTCCAGACGAACGCGTAGCCGGTCATCTGCGGCGCGGCGGTCGGGTCCGCGCTCCAGCCCACACCGCCGTCGCCATATGCCTGCCCGCCCTGAAACATCACCGCGATAAGGCCCGAAGTGGAGGGCTGCGAGAGCGGCCATTGCTGCCAGTACCGGCTCGTGCCGATGTTGCCGTACATCGCCGTGTTGGAGCCATCGCCCGACGGGGCGTAGCGAATCCCGTCGCCAGCGGTGCCCAGCCAACCGTTACCGAAATAATACGAGCAGTCGCCCCATAGGTACGCGTTCGAATAATTGTTCGCGATCGTCACGAGCGCATCCTCGGACATCGTGGCGGTCGCCCCATTCTTCGTGATCTGGATGAGGCTGCGGTGCGGCATGTTGACCGTTGGGCGGCTCGACGCGAACGAGGGCAGGCCATACGTGCTCGAATAGCGCGGATCGCTGGCCGTCCACACGTTCATGAAAAACGAGTCGGTCACATAGTCGTATGTGAGTTGGCCGCCCCAGTCCGGTTGCGCGACGAGCGTGCGCGACGTTTCCGTGAGCGTCTTGTCGAGCGCCACCAGCTGACTCTGATTGTTGACGGTGCCGGGCTGATAGCGCCCGAACGTCTGGTCGACGAACGGGGCGGCATAGGCGAGGTACGTGACCTTGGTCGTCTTGTCCATGACCGCGCCGAGCAGCACGCCCGTGCGGTAGATCGGCGAGTAATACTCGGTCGTGCCGGGCGTCGTGGTCTGCACCGGCACCTCGTAGTCGAATGTGATCTCCACGTCCGGGATCACCGGCTGCTCGATCTCGACATCCGGGGTGGTTTCTGTGCTGGCGGGGGTCGCCGGGGGCGCGATCCTGATCGTGTCCTGCCCCATGATCGACGAGACCGTGATCACCGCGCCATCAGGCAGCGCCGTGGTCTGCGTCAGCTGCGAGAGGCCCCCGCGTTCCATGCGGTTCTTGAGCACGCCGAGCAGCGTGCGGGCCTGCCCCACGTACGGAGCGGCGGCCTCGTTGTCCTCTCCGAAGTCCTTGCGGACCTCGCCGAACTCACGCATCCCATCCCCCGACACGGCGGCGCAGCGTGGTCGGCTTCAGTTCGATGGTGTTGATGTCGAAGTCCGCGCCGTCGCGGTTGCGGACCTCAAACTGCCAGTAGCGCGCGCTCAAGCCCTTGCCCAGCTGCACGCGGTTGCCGTGCAAGTTGCTCGTGCCGTTGCCGCGCAGCAGGTAGTCGCGCTGATCCGTCTCATCGGTCAACACGCGCAGCACCAGATCGCCGTCCGAGCGATACCCGACGTAGACGCGATCGACGCGCTTGAGGTGCGACGAGCCGAAGTCGGAGATTCCCACGCGCGCATACGCGTCGATCATCGCGCCGTTATCGGTCGCGCCCGAGAGAGCAAAAAGGCCATCCGCGCACGCGCCGATCGTCACGCCGTTGAATTGCGCGAAGCTCGTGAACGGGAAGTTGTCGTACCGCGTGAGCGCCATCGTCTCGGTGTGCATCGCGAAGGTCTGCGGCGCGCCGGCCGAGACGCGCCCGGTCATGACCAGATGCAGCGCCGGCAGCGTCAGCTGCGCGACACCCACCGTTTCGCCGAAGCCTTCCGCCGCGAGACGCATCACCGGCAGCGCGAGCGAGACGCTGCCGATCGAGCCGGTGCGGCCCTCGACGGCGAGCGCGAGACGCCGGAGCGTGAGCGCGACGCCGGCCGCTTGGCCCGCGATACCCGTGATCGAGATTACGCGCGGGCGCAGCTGCAGCGCCACACCGCCGATCACCGACTGGCTCGCCGTGCTCGCTAGGCGCAGCGAAGGCAGGCGCAGCGACACCGACCCGATGACGCCTGTCGCGCCACTCGTTGACAGAGAAAGCGACGGCAGCGCGAGGCTCACGCCCGAGGCCGGGCGCATCACCAGCTGCGGCACCGGCAGCGTCAGGCGCACCGCGCCGTTCGCGCCGATCAGCCCGGTCGCTTGCAGTTTCAGCGACGGCAGGCGCATGCCCACCGCCGCCGATGTCCCGCCGCCCGCGATCGAGAGCTTGAACGTGGGCAGGGTGAGGGACACGCTGATCGACGCACCCACCGTTCCCGCGATGCCCATCTGCGGCACCGGCAGCGTCAGCACAACTCCCGCTTGCACGGGCGCGCCGACCGACCGCAGTACGGTGCGCGCTTTGTTGCCGGACAGGAAAGTGGTTACGTCGGCCATGCGTTACCCCCCGATTACTGCGCCGGAACCGTCATCTGCCACGTCGGCAGGGTGGTCGTTGCGCCCTGCGCGAACTGCGTCGAGTTCAGGTTCATTTCTGCGCCGCTCGTCGCGATCGCGCCGTCGATGCGCAACAGCTGGCCCGCCGAGTCCAGCGTGTTGTTGTCGAGCACCGCGCCGTGTTGACGGAACCAGCCCGCCACGCCGCCCGCGATGTTCAGACCGCTCCACGTTTGCGTCGAGAGCTTCGTGAGCACACCCGCCACGCTGTTGTCGAACAGCAGGCCGTTGGACGGTGCCGAGCCGTTGGCCATGGCGGCGGCCGAGGTCGTGATGCTGCCCGTCGTCACGGGGACGATCGAGAAGCCGTTCGCGCCTGCGGCCACGCCCAAGCCCGCGTAGATCGTGATGACGTTGCTGCTCGCGATCGCGGTATAGTCCGGCGAACTCTTGTAGCGGTTGATCTGTGCGGCCACATCGGCGGCCGTCTGCGCGAGCGTGCCGTTGAAGGGCACCGACGCGCCGAGGCAGTCCACGCCGTTGATCGTCAACGAGTTGACCGCGCCGGCCGAGCCGCCCGTGAGCGTCACCGAGCCAGTCGCCTGCACCTCGTTGACGATACCCTGCGAGTTGTTCGTGATACGGCACAGCAGCGTGCCAGTCGCCGCGGCGTCGGCCGAGGCCGGCTGCGCGCCCGTGTAGATTTCGATCAAGCCGTTGCGCAGCGCACCGTCGATGCTGCCTTGCTTGGCGAGGTAGTTGATCATGCCGGTCGAGTAGCGTGCGGTCATGGTGTGGACTCCTTAATAATTGGTCGCAATAAAACGGTTCGGGCCGGGCATAAAGACTGCCGCGCCTTGGCCGCTCGCTGAAAACGTGTACTTCGAACGCGTGAGATTGCGGATCGACAGGTCCGGCATGCCGACGCAGATGCCTTGCTGCGAGAGCCACATCGGCAACTCGCGCGCGCCCGCGCTGTCGTCGCCAAACAGGGAGCCGTCCACCATGTCGATCGCACCGGGGATCGCCCCGTATGGCACCTTCGGCACGTACTGGAACTCGCTGGGGTCGCTGCCCACGAGCAGGCCGCAGCTGCGGTCGGTGCCGACGAAAAAGCCGCTGTTCGCGCCCTTGTCGTAAAGCTCTTTCTCGACCATCGGCGCGAGCATCGTGATCCGGCCGTCCAGCTGGATGTACTCGCGCATGTCGAACAGTTCCGGCGCGAACGGCTGCGAGGGGTAGAGCGTGTCGCCCACCGCCACGTACGCACGGCCGCGATAGAACGTCACCAGCTGCCCGCGCGGGCAAGGTGAGAGGAATTGTGTCGCGAGCGGGAGCGAAAGCTCGCTCGTGTCGTTGCCGTACGTCCAGAACTGCACCCCGACCGGCACGAGGCCCGCGAGATACAACGCCGTTCCGTTGGCCGTCGTCAGGTAGATCGCCTGCGTCACCACGTCATGATCGACGGCGTACGGCAGCGTGAAGGTGAGGCCGCCTGCCGCCGGCACCTCGACCACGCCCGCGAGCGGCTGCGCGCCGGACTCTTGCCCATCAGCGCGCATTTGCGTCACAACGAATTGATAGGAACCGGCGGGCATGCGGCCCGGCCCGACCGAGACGTACGGCAACGTCGGCACCGGCAGGCCCCACGAGCGCGACGCGCCGTTCTCGACCACACCGGTATCGATGCCGTTGTTGAAGTACACGCGGTCGTTCACGCGCACGTACGACACGGGCGAGTCGCCATCGTAGAGCGCGGCGATCGGCGTCGCGCTCATGTCGGCGTTCAGCTGCTGCAGCTGGCCATTGGCCACGAACAGGCACATCGAGCCTTGCGGATCGGCCCACACGGAATGCGCGGCACCTGCGCGCACTTGCGTGTAGCCGTCACGGCGCGCGAGGCGGCCCGTCTTGTCCAGATCGACGTTCACCGCCGAGGCGAGATCGGAGACCGTGAAGCGTTCGGGCGTGACCTCGTTACGCAGTCCGCTAAACGACTGATAGGCGACTACATCTTGGTCGCGCTGCGGGGCTTGGTTGTCGGGCATATCCCCTCATCGCGTCCACGAGAAACCATTCGCGCCGTACGCGATGGAGGTGCCGACGAACATCTTGCGCTTCGCTTCGCGCTTGGCTTGCGTCACCGCATCCTCGAACGCGGCCTTGTGCTGATCGGCCGAAGTCGGCGCGCCTGCATCAGCGTCGTACGTGCGTTGCGCGCGGTACGCGGCCCACTCCAGCACGTCCAGCTGATAGTCCTCGGGCAGTTCCGACTCGCGATCGAGGCAGTCGCGGCCATAGCCCGTCATGGGCAGGCGCACGACGCGCAGCGGGACGATCTGCCCGTCCTCGTTGTCCGAGGGGATCGGATAGACGTTGAACGTGACGCGCGTCTGCCGCGCATACACCAGCGTCTCGTCCGTGAAGTAGGCGAGCGGCGCGCCCGGCGGCAGCATCGAGCTATACGGGTTCAGCGGATCGAAGAACGTGACCTCGACCGGCGCGGCTTGCGTGACGAGCGCGTGGCCCGAGCGCTGCAGATCGTAGGGCGTTTTCGAGATCGGATCGGTGTACTGCGCAGACAGCACCCCGATTACCGAAGGGTGCAGCGCGTATTCTTGAACCCCGGACTTCAGGCGCACCTGCGTCGCTTGCGGCGTCGTCGAATCCCGCAGGATCAACGACTGGCGCGCGAAGCGGCGTTCGGCGTCCTTGATGTAAAGGAGCAACGTCTCATCCGACCACAACGAATCGCTATCGCCCGCGATCAAGTCGCTGCGATCCCGCAATACGTTGAAGCGAAGTTCGTTCAGTTGCTCCCCGAGATTCATTTACGCTCCGCGCCGGTTGGTGATAACGCGGTACGGGAAGCGCAGACGATCGCGATAGCCGATGACCGTGTTCATGTTGTCGGTGATCGGCACGGACTTGACGGCGTGATCCAGCACGTCGCAGACCGAGCGCGGCACTTCGACCTCGTGACCCGCTTGGATCATGAAGCTTCGTCCGTTCACCTGAATAAATTGGCCACCCGGCGGGATTTCGTCATTGTCCTCGATCAGAATGCGCACCTTCTCCTCCACGGGAGCGGCCTTTTTCGCGGGCTTCGGTGCCTTCAGGTTGATCGAGGGCATGCCGTCATCGAGCGCACTGCCGAGGTTGTCGCCGAGTTCGTCGTGCTTGGTCATGGTTTTGTCGCCTGTTTGAACGCGTCTGCATACTCGTCATCAGGCCCCGGAGGGGGCTTGAGTTGATCGAGGTGGAGACCGACGAAGGTTTTCACTTCCTCGGCCGTCGTGAATGCGTAACCCTTCCACGGGTCTTGATACTCAGACTTCGGCTTGCGGTTGCTTTCCGTGATCTTCGGATCACAGATTTCCACTTCGTAGCCGTTCGTCAGTTTCTCGATCCGCAGTACGGTATCGCCCATCACGGGTTTTCCTTCGAATAAAAAGAGCCGGGCGCCACGGGTGAGCGCCCGGCTAAGGCGCTGAGGCTAAGACGTTAAGCCTGTGCTTGATACACGTACGTCGCCGATGCGTCGAACGCGCCGGCCGGGATCAGAACGGCGTTCAGGTTGCCCTGATTCGGCGTCGAACCCTTGACGGTCGGGCCAAGCGTCGAGCTGATCGACTTCGAGGCGGCCGAGCCGGAACCGGAGGCCAGCGTCGTGACGAGCGCTGCGGCGTCAGCCATGCCGTCGAACCACTCGATCTCACGACCGACGTTGTTCGCAACCGAACTGGCGATGCACACCAGACGGAAGTAGCGCGGCACGAAGCCGAGCGGCAGGGAGAAGGCGGCCGGCGTGCCAGCGTCGCCCACGAGCATGCCCGTGGAGAAGTTGACGACCGATTCCGACAGGCCCGTGGTGGGCTGCGAGATAACTTGGTTAGGCATGGAGTGCTCCTAAATGATGTTCGTAAGCGAGGCCCCCGAAGGGGCCTCAGCTATTAGGCCGTTGCGCAGACTTCGAGGCGCGCCATATACGCGTCATTCAGGATCACGCAGGCGGTCATGGCCTTCCAGCCGATCGTGCCACGTTGCGCCAAAGGATCGGACACCGAAGGACTCGGGTTAACGACCATCGGGGTCAGCGAATCCTTACCCTTCAGCGGAACGATACCGAACGCGTCGCGCGCGAGGTACAGGACCGGGTACACGTCGGCGTTCGTGCCGCTCGTCGAGCGCATCGCGCCAGCTGCGCCGCCTGCGTCGGTCCACGGTGCGAACACCGTCGACTGCAGGTAGCGAACCTGTTCAACCGAGCCGATCTCGTTTTCCCACGGCGTCACGGTGCCGTATTGCTTCGGGTTCACGTAGCCGGTCATGTTGCGGATGTCGGATTCGAGGTCCGGGTGCGTGATGGCCACGTACGCAGCTTCAATCGGTTCCGTGCGGAAGTCCGCGGTCGACTTCACGACTTGCGTGATGCGCTTCGCGTTCTGGCGCGTGAGGGCCGTGGTGATCTTGCGCTGCGTCGCGAGCGACATCGTGGTGTTGACTTGCGAACGGGCGGTGCCGTTGGCGTACCACACGTTGACGCCTGCCTTCAGGACGTTGAAGCGGATCGCTTCGATCGTCTGCGCTGCCGATTCGCCCAGCGCTTCGGTCGCTTGCGCGAGAACCTGATCTTCAGCCGTGTCGCGCACGACATCGGTGATCGTGAGGTAGTCGCCGTACTGGACGAGCGTCACGGTGTAGTCGACGTTCGCCAGCTTCTTGCCGGTGGGCGTCACACCTTCGACCAGCGGATTGATCGCCAGCGGCGTGCTGAAAGCGTTCGCCGGGTTGCCGTCACCCGCTGCGCCGGTTGCGCCAGCGAGGAAGTAACGACGGAACTTGGCGATCTTCGTCGAGTTCGTCGGGATCGGGTAGGTCTGGCCGAACTTCTCGATCACGAGATACGGCAGGCCACGCTTGAGCAGTTGCGAGACAGCATAGGCTGCAACTCGCGGGGAAATGTCACCATATTGGGTAACTGCGGCCATGGTCGGCTCCTAAAAAGGCAAGATTTATTCTGGAATCCTGACTTTGCAGTGCCAGCCACAACCCGCTTGTATGGGCGTCTCGCAGTGCTCAGTACAACAGACGAAACTATAGTGCGCGATTTTTACACGTTCGCGATCGAAAGCGCAATGGTTTTGAACGGCAAAGACACCGCGCGCGACTCGATACTGACGCGCGTGGCGGTCGAGGCGAGCAGTTCGCGGCAAATGTCCTTCTCCGCGAGGCCCATATTCGTCGCGTTGATGTCGATCGCCGTGGCCGCGCCGTCGTTGATCTTTTGCAGCAGATTGCGCACGTTCTGATCGAGGGCAGCGCCCTGAATAGCTTGGTCGGTGATCGACATCGTTTCTCCTTAGTCTTTCTTCGCGGCGAATTCCGCGAAAGCGGCATCAAAATCGTCGGGGTCGGCGGCGCTCACCGGCTCGCTGCGGCTCGTCTTGACCACCTTCAGGGCAGCAGCAGCGGCGGCAGCGGCCGGCGCGAGTGCACGAGCAGCGGGGGCAGGGGCTGCGGGGGCTGCGGCAGCAGGAGCAGCGGCAGCAGGAGCAGCGGCAGGAGCAGACGGCGCATAGTTCGTCTCTTTCTTGAAACGCGTGATCAGATCGGCCACATCGCTCGGCGAGCCTTGTGCTGCAACCTGTTGATAGGCAGATTTCAGATATGCCGGTTGGCTGTCGATCCACGCCAGCGTCGCGTCGCGCACCTGATCATAGTCAGGCACCAGTTCCACGATGTCGCTGTACTGGTTGCGCGTCGTCGTGCGCTGCACGCCGGACTCCAGCGCTTGCAGGCGCGGGCCAAGCTGGGAATAGATGTGGTTGAGCAGCTGGTGATACTCGGCGCGGCGCATCAGGCGCTCACCGTTCATCACGTCCGGCCACTCTTTCGCGTACGCGTCGATCGCCGCCTGCTCGTCGCCGCTGTACACCGGGGTCTCAGGCGCGGCCGGTTCAGCGGCCGGAGCGGGCGCGGCGGGCGCGGCGGCAGGCGCGGGGGCCTTCTTCAGTTCTGCGATCTGCGCGTTGAGCGCGGCGATCTGCGCGTTGAGGTCCGGGGCGGCGGGCGCGGCGGGTTCAGCCGGGGCGGCCGGGGCGGCCGGTTCAGCCGGGGCGGCCGGTTCAGCGGGCGCGGCCGGCTCTGCGGGCACATCAGCAACTGCGCCAGTCGGTTCCGGCGTGGCTACCGCGGACGGGGACGCTTCAGCCGATTCAGGCGCGGCCGGCGCAGCTGCAGATGTCGGGGCCGATTCGGGGGTCTGCAGTTCCGCAAATGCGGCGGCAAACTCGTCATCGGGAATAGTGTTCTGTGTCATGTCGCTTTCTACGCAAGTTGGTTAATAAAGTCAAGCCATCCTAACGAATAGCTCGTCAATAAGTTGCTCATACAGCTGCGCTCGGGCCTGCGCCGCCGGCAGGTCCGCCTGCTGGCATCGCCGCAGCGAATTGTCCGATTGGGTCAGCCGCAGCTGCAAGAGCTGACGCATTGCCCATAGACCCGTCTCCTGCCGGTGCAGGCGAACCGACTGCACCAGTTCCTGCTCCTGCTGCCGGCGCGCCTGCACCTCCCGTGGCTGCGCCGCCTTCGCTTGATTCATCCTGTGCCCCCATCATGGCGTGCGGACTCAACTGATCGGGGTTGAGTCCCTTTTGCAAAGCGTCGAGGATGACGTTCGCCGTGGTCGCCTCGGCCGCCGCGCTGTTCTTGCCGGCTTGCGACAAGTCCTTGAGCGCTGCCGCGAGGGTCTGGCGGATCGTCGCCTGCGTCATTTCCTGCTGCTGCTGCTGCGTCATCTGCGCCTGCTGCTGCGTCTGCTGATCGATCTGATCGCACTTCTCGTCGTCGAACACCAAGTCCTCGACTTGCAGATCACGCACGCGCACGCGAGCACGCGCGAGGTTGCGCATGTTCACGTACTTCTTTTCCTCGTCCGTGAGCGTCGTCGCGAAGTTGTCCAGCTGCAGGCCCAGCACTTCCTTCGCGATCAGGCTCGTCGCCCCACGCGCGATCGGCTTGAAGTCGCCGCGAATCGCCGGATTCGGGTTGAAGTTCCGGTTGAACACGAGCAGCGACGCGATCACGGACTCCGTGAAAACGTCGAAATTGCGCACCACGTCCTTGAACGGCAGGGCGGCATCGCCGCGCAGCATCGAGGCACCGGTCGCCGTGCGGAACGGCTCAGACGGCCCTTTCTGCATGTCGCCGCCGGTCCCCGCGCTCACGAACGTCTCCTGATCGGCGAAGTCCGAGAACATGCGCGCGAGGCCCTGCATCTTGTCGATGTTCATCGGCAACTCGATCGGCCGCACCGCCGGAAACTGTGCCGTCGCCGGGTTGTCGTCATCGCGCTGGATCACCATGTCCGGGTTGATCGTCGTGATGTCCTGATCGAGACGCAGCAAGGCGTTGTTGACCTCGAAAATGCGCTGCACCGCGCCGTTGTCGAGCGCCATGCGCACCGCCGCGCACACGCCCAACTGCGAGTCGCGCATGATCGCGGGCAGGCCGTTGCCGAGCAGGAACGACTCGTCCTCTTCGAAAATGAAGTGGTGGTACATGCGCACCGTTTCGCCCGTGCCGTCCGTGTCGAGATCGCTCCACGGGTCCAGCTGCGCCTTCACGACGTAGTTCTCCATGATCCACACGATCGCGCGCAAGTCTTCCTGCAACTTGTTGTCAGGAACATTCACGCCGCACGCGGCAAGCTCCGCGCCGGAGACGAAGCCCGTCCACACCAGCGCCTCGAACTTGTTGACCTCGCCGGTCTCGGCGGTGTTCAGCTGCACGCCCATCGCGCGCAGTTCGGTCTCGAACGCGCGGCGCTTGTAATTGCCGGTCGGGCGGTCGCGCAAAAACGCGTTGATCTGCGGCGCGAGGAAGTCGCTGCGCTTTTTCAACTCGATGACTTGGTGCTTGCTCATCACCACGCGCTCGAACTGGCCGTCCATCTGGTCGAGGTGCTTGGCGCTCATGTCGGGGTAATAGTCCCACAAGCTCACCCACTCGAAGCACGGCCGATAGGCGGTGTACGGCACCGCGATCAGCTGCCCTTGCGCCGACATTTCCCACTTGCGCAGCTGTTCCTCGCGCGTGAACGGCCCCTTGAGCACGCCCGCGCCGTATTGGATGCCACTTGCCAACACCTTGCGGCACAGCGCCACGTAGTCGAGCAGGCGGGTGCCGCCAAGCTCCTGCAGCTGATCCTCGATTTCGAGTTCCATGCGATCGGCGCGCTTCTTCGCGAACTCGCGGATCGCCGCCTCGATCACCTCGTCGTCGGGCTGCTGCGGCTGGCCGGTCATGCCGCCTTGGCCCTGCTGGTCGGCCATCACCTTGTCCAGAACCGTCTGCAGATCGGCTTGTTCGAGGTTCGGCACGGCCGAGGCCGCCACCGTCCAGTTCTTGTCGTCCGCCTGAAACAACAAATTCATCAGCCGGGAGAGCATCGACACGCACTTCACCCGGGTGAGCTTCGGATAGGCGTGCGAACGGTTCTTGTCGATGCTTTTCTCGGTGTCCGGGTCGTAAATGCCGAGAAATTGGCGCGCATTACGCTCCCATTTCAACTCGGCGAGCCGGCGGTCGCTCTCATATCGGCGAAACCGCGAGTGAAGCTCTGCGCCGAGCCGACGCATGCCCTCGGGATCGATTTTCACGGTGCCCGCGGTGGCGGCGGCAGTCGGATCAGCAGCAGATGTCATGGATTCCTCACTAATTTGGCCGTGAGTCTATCGCATGGCGTAACTATTGCCCACATTTCGACGCCCATATCGCTGTTTTTGCACCAGTTTTCGCCCCGCGTTATCCTCGCCCCGCTTCGCGTGCCGGCACAGGTACGTGAAAGCGTCCGCGATGTTCGAGTGCACGTTCTTGTCCGGGATGTCACGCTGCACATCGGACTTCGAGACCGTGTATTTGTAGCCGCCCGTGAGCGCGCGGATCAATTTCAGGCACGTCGGGTCGATTTCGACGCCGGGGCCGTCGCCGGTCAGCCGCATCATGTAATACATGGCCGGATCGAGCCGCGAGTCGATCGAATTGTCAGGGTTGTAGACCACCGGGAAGTGCTTTTTCAACTCGTTGATCACGCTCGAACCCTGCTTGGCCTGCGACGAGTTGACCGATGACGGGTCGGGGATCACCAGCACCTCATAACCGCGATACTTCACGGCCAGTTTCGGCCGCAGCTTCTCGGCGATGAACCGGTCGGTGGCGAAGTCGTCGAGCGCGAACTCGTCCAGAATCCGCACTTTGCCCACCGTGTCGTCGTACTGGCCGATGCAGCAGCCCATGCGCTTGCCCGGATCGTATGCGATCAGCAGCTGGCGCGCGGGGTTCGCGGCGAGCGGGCGCTTGGCGATGTGGATGTCGCGATTGAACATCGGAAACACCGGCTTGCCGGACATCGAATAGCCCCACTCGACCTCGATGAACTGCTTGACCCAGTGGATCGTCTTGCCCTTGGCCAAGTTCGTGTAGTAGTCACGCTTGCCCGGCAGGTTCTCGGTGTTCTCGGCCTTGTCGCTGAAGCCAGACGGCTGTTTGAAGTAGGTCCAGTTGTCAGGCACGGGCTGTTCCGGCGGCAGCGCGTCGTGGTCCTCCAGCATCGGATACCACCAGTCGGTCTCCATGCCCGGGTTCGACGCGCCCCACATGCCCCAGTTCGTCGCGCCACCGTCGATCTCAGGCGGATAGCGCCCGCAGCGCGCGGAGAGCGCTTCCACAATCTCTTGAGGGATTTGCACGAACTCGTCGATGATGGCGAAGGTCACTTCGAGCGAGAGCACGCGGTTCACGTCG